CAGCGGATGCTGCACGCTGAGCGCCGGGCCGCTGGGATCCCCGGAGGTTTGAGTCTGAATCAGCCCAAACAAGGAATTCGCGCCGCCATTCCCGGCATTCCCGCCTTTGCCCACCACAAACCCATTGTTGACGAGCGACAGCAAGGACCCAGCCGGGAACGGTGTCCCGGTGTCGAATGCCGGGGTCGCCGGCGAGGTCGAACCCACATAAATGCCGGCATTGATCGTGACACTTGCGCGGAGGACGGCAACGCCGTCCCAGCCGGCGGCCAGCGCCGCCGAGCGCAGATTGAAATTCGTCGTATCGGCAGCGATGACGTAGCTGAAGGTGAAGCCCCCCGTCAGCAACATGGAGCTTGCCGATCCTGGGACGATCATTTCACGTCCTTCGCCAGCGCCGCGAAAATCGTGGCGCCACCGGGTTTCACGTAATAGGCCAGCTCGTCGACCGCGTTCGCGGCCGTGGTCAGAGACGGCGCCGCGCCGCCGGCGAACTTCCACGCCGAGGCAAACGCCAGGGTGCGCGAGCCGGTCGCGTCCTGGGTGATCGTGATGATGCCGCTCTGCCCGGCGACCAGGTTGGTCGGTGCGGCCAGGGTGCGGTTGCCGCCGAGCGTGACGGAGTAGTTGTTCGCCAGCGCAAAGTCCGGCGTGATCGTCGCGCCATCCGCCAGCGCCACGACCGCGCCACGCTGGGCCTTGGTGAAGCTCTGTGCGGCGGCGAGCTGCGCGCGGGCGGCCAGCGCCGCATTCATGGTGGCGGCGAAGTTGGCGTCGTCGCCCAGGGCGGCCGCCAGCTCGTTGAGAGTGTCCAGCGCTCCAGGCGACGAATCGACCAGGTTGGAAATAGCGGTGGCAATGTCGGCCGGGCTGGCGGCGCCGAGCACGGTGCGGGCGGCGGCGGCATCGACGGCGGCCAGGGCGGTGCGCATGAAGGCCGTGAGCGTCGTCAACGCCACGGTATCGGCGCCGGTGAAATAGGGCGTCTTGTCGGCCGCGGTGACCAGGGCGGCCAGCGCGGTCAGCAGTGCGTCGAGCGGCTGCTTGCCGGTGTCCAGCGTCTCGATCAGTTGTTTCAGATAGGACGTGCGGTTGGCGAGCTGCCGCGTCGGCACGTTATCGACGCCGGCGGCGCCGCCTTCCACGGGATCGGTGGTCTCCCACTGGTAGATACCGACTTCCCAGCCCGGGGTTTCAATGAGGTTTGCCATGATCGATCGGTCTCCGTGATCAGTTGATGATGCCGCGGGTATAGATCCCGGCGCGCAGCGTGGCGCCGTTGTGACGGATCGCCACTTCGCGGAAGTCGAGCGCGAGCAGATGTACGCAGTTGCGCACTACCCGTCGCAGCGCCGCGATGATGGCCACCGACTGGTCGATGGTGATGGCGCGCTTGAGCACCACGGCATAGGTCGCCCAGTGCGCGGCGCCGCCGCGGTGGTACAGCCCGGTGCGAGTGATCTCGCCGTCGTGATGCTTGTAGTCGGCACGCTCGATCAGCGTCGCGTCGCCCTGCTCGACGATGGCCAGCGCGCGGCGGATCGCCGCCGGCGTGCCCTTGTGGCGATGGATGTAGAGGGCGTTGGCGATCGCGGTGCGCTTGCGCTCCTCGCCCCAGGTGGCGTCCCAGTCGTCGACCGCCAGCGCCCAGGCCAGGTGCGGCAGCATGGGCACCGGGCAGGTGGCGGCATCCCAGAGATCGGGAACCACGACGGCAGGCGCGAAACGCCCGGTGGCGATCGAGGCCGCGCGTTCGAGCGGGGTGGAGCTGTTCGGCAGCAGGGTAGGCACGGGCGGCGGCATCAATCCTCCACCGCCACGACGGTCACCGTGATGCCGGTGCAGCGCGGCGCCTCGCCGATGCTGCAGATCACGTCGGCAGCAGGCAGCGCGATTGCGCTGCGCTTGACGCCGACCTGCTGCGCCGCGGCTGTGATGGCCGACAGCGTGATGTCGTTGTCGAGCTGGTAGCCGTTGGTCGCCAGCGCCTGCAGCGCGGCGGTGGCGGCTGCCTGGGCGGCATCGCCGGCCGGGCCGGGGTACACCGTCAAGTCGATGTCGATGGTGTAGTCGACCGGGGTCGCCGCATACACCGCGACGTTCTCCGACAGCGGGCGCACCTCCTCGTCGTTGAGCGCGGCGAGCACGATTGCGATCACCTCGCCGGTCGGCACGCCGTCGCCGAGCCGCGACAGCACATAGACCGAGGTGGTCCCCGGTTCCGGGCTGTCGACCGAGATGCTCTTGATCGATCCGTCTGCCGACAGGGCGTGAAAGCGCCAGGCGTCGCGCGGGCCGGCCACGCTGTAGCTGCCCGGCTTCAGCGCCAGGCGCAGGCGGTAGTCGAGGTCGGCTTCGTACACGGCGGCCACCGGAGGGATGGCCTCCGGGTCGGCCGGCGTGACCAGCAGCCGCGCCTCCTGGTAGTAAGTGATGCCGATGTGGTCCAGATCGGTGCCGATGGCGTAGGCCAGCAGCAGGGCGCGCGCCTCGTCGTTGTAACGGGCGCGCAGCAGCAGTTCGCGGTAGGCGGCCACCTCGAGCAGCTTGAGCAGCGGCTCCGACTCCAGATCCAGCACGGCCGCGGCGGCCGGATGGCGAGCGACCAGGTCGGCCTTCAGTTCGGCCAGGATGCTCTCGAAATCGAGCGCCTCGATGACCTGCGGCGCGGGGAGCTGGGACAGATCGATATCGGCCATGGCTACACCTGGACCGACAGGCTCATCGGCTCGCCGCTACGCGGCCCGCGGCGGCGCACGGCGTCGAGCGATACGGTGGCGGTGCCGGTGGCGTCAAGGCCGAAATCGACGCGGGTGATGTCGAGCCGCGGCTCCCAGCGCAGGATCGCCATTACCGTCGCCGCGCGCAGGCGCAGCAGGTGGGCGGCATTGCCGGGCTGGTCGATCAGCTCGGGTATCAAGCTGCCGTAGTCGCGGCGCATGACGCGGCTGCCGATGCGCGTGGCGAGGATGTCGCGTACCGATTGCCGGATGTGCGGCATGTCGTCCAGGGTGCGGCCGGTCAGCGCGTCCACTACTGCGGGCCTCCTGTGCTGCCGCCGCCCGGCTGCACGCCGCCGTGGGTGTGCGTGGCCAGCACGATGCCGTTGCTGCTAAGCACGCCGGCGGTCTGGACGAAATCTCCGGTGATGATGTTGTCGTTGGCGCCGCCGGTACCGGCGATGCCGTTGCCGTAGGTGAGCAGGTCATCGACCGTGCACGTGCCGTCGATCTGCACGTCGCCGGTGATGTGCGTCTGCGGCGTGTCGAGCGTGACGGACACGGCCGCCTCGATCGTCGCGGTCTGGATGCCGCTGGCGGTCAGCGCGCCGGTGCCGTGGTTGTAGGCGATGCGCGCGCCGTCCGGGTAGTCGATCACATGTTCGTCGGCGCTGCTGCTCGGCGCGGCATGCGCGGCGCAGAAGATACCGGTCAGCACGATGCCGCCGGCCGGCTCGCCGCTGGGCGACAGGACAATCACCTGCTCGCCCACGGTCGGCGGGTCCCAGGTGCGCGTGGCGCCGGCGCGGCGATCGATCCAGGGCAGCCATTCGGTGTCCAGCTCGCCGCTGGCCACGCGGCAGCGCGCGGCGGCATGATCCACGGCACTGACGGTGCCGATGCGGATCAGGTTCTCGATCAGGCGGGAAAGGTGGGCGACATCCATGAGGCGACTATGCCGCGCGCGCGGGTGCTGTTCGTCGATTGGCCGTTGTATGCCGCATGCCTACATCCTCACCGGGCCAGATGGGCCAGCACGGCATCGCCCACGGCCTCGATTTCAGGCGGCGTCAGGCCCAGCAGTTGCCGCTCCGGATACTGCACCTCGGGGCCGCCGCGGCGGTTCACCTTATCGCGCAGGCCGTGTTGATGGACCAGCGCGATGCGCTGCACCTGGGCGGCGAAGGTGACCACGGCGGTCTCCGGCGTGGCCTCGGCCTTCATCCAGCGCGCGGTGCGCAGCCGGCTGAACATCTGCCGGCGGGCCTTGGCGCGGATCGCGCCCTTGCGGTCGCGCAGCCGCGATTTCCTCGGTGCGTAGGGCGTGCCGTCCGCGTTGAGCTGGGCGGCGATGCGCTTGGCCTGCGAGGCGCGCAGCTCACTGGCGATGTGCCGCGCCAGGCCGCGCCGCTCGGCCGGCTGCAGCCGCGCCAGCAGGCCGGCGCAATGGGCGTCGAGCGGGGCCAGATCGTTCATGGCGCGTTCATAGCGTGATGATCGCGTCGCCGCCGTACATCGTCCAGCCGGTGGGGCCGGTCAGATCGTCGAGCGCCGGCGGCGCGATGTGGGTGGCGGTGTAGATGCCGTTGGCCTCGACCACCACCACGGCTTCGGTCAGCGCGAGGGTGATCTCGATGTCGGCCTTGTCGTGGTCGATCAGCTCGGCCTGGAACTTGATCGCCTGCTCGATCCTGTCCGGGTGCTGCATCAGGTCCGACTGGTTGACCGAGATCCACGCGAGGATCGGGATCATCAGCGCGTCGGCGTGCTCGGCGAAGTCGGTGACCACCAGCACCAGGTCGTAGCGGTACTCGAAGGACATGCCGCCGCCGATCCTGGCGGCGATCGTGCCGCGTTCGACGAAGACCGAGAGCTTGTCCGGGTCGGTCTTCAGGCAGGACACCGAGCGCTCCAGGTGGGCGCGCAGATCGGCGGGCTTTTTCATGGCGCGAAGGCCTCGCGCACGGCGTCCTGCAGGGCGATCAGTTGCTCTTCGACGGCACGGCACTGCTCGGCTTCGCGGCCGTGCTGGCCTGCAACGTCTGAGAGGACAACCGCGCTGGCGGCTTCATCAGCAGCTCCATCTGGGGCGGGTAGCTCGCCGCGGTTGGCGCCGTTCCACAGGCGCACAAAACCGGCAGGCACAGTACAGCGACGATCAGCGTCTTGGGTGACATAAACGGGTACCTCCTTGATGATGGTTTCGCCGGCCTCGCGCACGATCTGCACGCGGTCGACGTAGCGGGTGACGACGGCGGCGACCTTGTCGGCCACGCGCACCTGGCGTTTGGCCACGGCGGCATCGCGCCGGGCATCGGCCAGGTCCCAGCGGATCTGCACGTGGGCCGCGCCCTGCAGCCAGGCCACGGCGCAGGCGGCGATTACCAGGAGGGCCACGGCCAGCCAGCGATACGGTGCAGGGATCAGCAAGCCCATCACGCCGCCTCGGCGTAGGTGTCGCCGGACCGGGCATGCCGGGCGAAAGCGGCGGCCAGCTTGGCGTCGTAGCAGTTTTCCTTGTACGCCGGGCCGTTGTAGATCTTGGCGAAATCGCCCCACTTGCGCGCCTTGAGCGCTTTGTGCAAGGCGGGGTCCGCTTCAATGAAGCGGACGAAGGCCTCGAGCTGGCGGGCTTCCGATTCCTCCATCGCGACAAGGAAGGCATCCAGGCTGTCGTAGCCGAGGGCGGACCAGTGGTAGCCCATGATCTGATACTGCCCCCAGCTGGCGGACTCGCTGGCAATGGCGGCCTCGATCGCGCGGGCCAGCCCGAGGCGGAACCACTCCTGCGTGCCGCCGCGATAGCCGCCGCGCTTCGGATTGACCAGCTCGGGATACTTCGCCGCCAGGTCGTCGGCGTCCTTGCCGGCGTCGGCGAGCCGCCGGTACATGATGTGGCGCTCGTACAGGACCACAGGGCGGCCGGTCTCGAGGAATCCGTGGCCACGGCTCTCGACTTCGTTGACGGCCATCACCGCGGCGACGACCACGCCCAGCGTGGCGGCGGCGGCCTCGATATCGGCCTGGCCGAGCAGGCGCGAGGGCCGCTGGCCAAGATCCAGGGTGGCCAGCGTCTTCGGCCCGGCGATGCCGTCCGCGACCAGGCCCATCTTGCGCTGGTAGTCGATGACGGCCGCTTCCGTCTTGTCGCCGAACCAGCCGTCCTTTTCCACCTGGTAGCCGGCGGCTTCCAGCCGGCGCTGCAGGTTGCGCACCTCGGCGCCGGTGTCATCCTTGCGCAGTTTTACGATCATGGCGTCGGTCCTTTTTCATCCATCGGTAAATGCAGTTGTCGAATTCCGTGGTGTGGAAGATCTCCACCACGTTGCCGCGCGCGGCCCACAGGGCGACGGCCAGCACGAAGTGCAGGAACACGGTCGCCGGATCCGGCGGCGGCAGGCGGTCGAGCAGGGCCAGCAGCGGCACCGCGCCGGCGGCGATGGTGATCAGGTAGGCGACCAGCGAGGCCACCGGGCGGAACTGCGCCCCGCGGCGGCGGTAGAACACCAGGCGCAGGCACAGCGCGGTGCAGATTGCGGCGTCGAGCA